AAGCGGTTAAGTCTAGTACACCTGGTGCATGCAGAGAGAAAATTAAAGAGTGCTTGACTGTTATCATGAATGAAGGAGAAGAGGCAGCACAGGAGTTCATTGCAAACTTTAAAGATCACTTCAACGAGTTACCTGTTGAAGACATATCATTCCCCAGAGGATGCAATGGGATAAATAAATGGGCGAACCCATCCAGTATCTATAGTAAAGGAACACCCATTCATGTTCGTGGTGCGTTGTTATACAACCACTACAATAAGAAGAATAACTTAATGCACAAGTATCCCCTTATACAAGACGGTGAAAAAATTAAATTTGTTTATTTAAAAACACCTAATAAGTTTGGAGAAAATGTAGTGTCATTTATCAGCACCTTCCCAAAGGAGTTTGGACTTGACAAACAGGTGGATTATGAGTTACAATTTGAGAAGAGTTTCCTTGACCCAATAAAGGTTATATTAGATACAATAGGATGGAAGTCGGAAAAGGTAGCAAGTTTGGAGTTTCTTTTTGGATGACTATTTTTATTGTTGAATATAAAAAAGCATTTGGTGCAGGTGAGCACATGCAGGAAAAGGAATTTCACGATGAGGTAGAAGCACGTTGGTTTGAAAAAGCAAAGCAACGTTCCAATCACATCACTAAACTTACTAAACGTTCCCCTTAACATGAATTTTCTCAAAGATGTAGCAAAGGAGATTGACAATGAATATGCTGCACTTGTCAGCGACGGAGTTTCAGCTGGTGATACAAGCGGTTTTATCGACACTGGTAGCCATGTATTTAATGCTCTATTATCTGGGTCGATCTATGGTGGTATCCCAGGAAACAAGATCACTGCTCTCGCAGGAGAGTCAAGTACTGGTAAGACTTATTTTTGTCTCGGCATCGTTCAGCATTTTCTTGAGTCTGATCCCGATTCTGGTGTCATATATTTCGAGTCCGAATCTGCCCTTTCTAAAGAGTTAATAGAGAGTAGAGGTATAGACTCAGCACGTATGCTGATAGTTCCTATTACTACTGTCCAAGAATTTAGAACTCAGGCAATAAGAATTTTAGATAAATACCTCCAACAGAGTGATCGCAAACCATTAATGTTTGTGTTAGACTCTCTTGGTATGCTTTCCACAACGAAAGAAGTTGAAGACGCTGAAGCAGGTAAAGAGACACGAGACATGACTCGTGCTCAAATTGTTAAGTCAATCTTTAGAGTTTTAACTTTAAAACTTGGAAAAGCAAATGTTCCCTTAATAGTTACAAATCACACCTATGATGTCGTCGGATCTTATATCCCTACTAAAGAAATGGGAGGAGGCTCTGGTCTCAAGTACGCCGCGTCTACGATCATTTATCTTTCTAAGAAAAAAGAAAAGGATAAGACGGAAGTTATTGGTAACATTATTAAGGCTAAGACGGCTAAAAGTAGACTTACAAAAGAAAACTCCGACATAGAAACTAGACTGTTCTATGATGAAAGAGGTCTAGACAAATACTATGGATTATTAGAATTAGGAGAAAAGTATGGAATCTTTGAACGCAAAGGAAATAGGATCGTTGTTGGTGATAGCAGTGTATATCCTTCTGCAATACTTAAGGATCCAGAAACATATTTCACCGAAGAAATAATGGAGAAACTAGACGTAGCTGCTGCCAAAGAGTTTAGTTATGGCAACTAAATTATCAGATTATATTAAGACATATGATGACAAACTTGATAAGTCTTTTTGTGAAACTATCATTAACACGTTTCATGAATCCGACAGCATATATGTTGATCGAGAGCAGCGACCAACTTTCCGAGAGTTAAATATATCAGAAAGGTATTTGAATAAAGATCCTAAATGGATGTCTATTCAAGCAAGACTATCTGACATCTTAACTGTAAGTGCTAAAAGTTATATTAATTATTTGGATGTAGGACCTGACTTTCCTGCACAGTACGGATTTGAACAGTTCCGTATGAAGATGTATGATAATAATGGTAAAGATCAATTCAAAGATCATGTTGATGTTGGAGACTATGCTTCTGCTAAAAGGTTTCTTGTTATGTTTCTATATCTAAATGATGTAGAAGAAGGAGGAGAAACAAATTTTCCTAAACTTGATGTTGCAATAAAACCGAAATGTGGTAGAATACTTTTGTTCCCTGCTAATTGGCAGTATAGACACTCAGGACTACCACCAGTGTCATCTCAAAAATACATTGTTGGTTCTTATTTACACTACACATGAATCTAGAAGTTACCATACTGAATAATCTGATATCAAATGAAGAGTTTACCCGCAAGGTATTACCTTTCTTGAAGTCAGATTATTTTACTGTACGATCATACAAGATAATCTTTGCTGAGATTCATGAATACATTACAAATTACAATGCACTCCCCTCTCTGAATGCATTAAGTATTGAGTGTCAAGAGAGGACTGATCTAACTGAAGATCAGTTTAAAGATATTATGGAGGTATTAAGTGGCTTATCCAATGAAAAAGCAGAACTGGATTGGATCATTGATTCAACGGAAAAGTGGTGTCAGGAAAGAGCGATTTATCTCTCACTTATGGAGAGTGTCAAGATCGCAGATGGACAGGATGAAAAGAGGGATAAGGGGGCTATTCCACAGATACTAAGTGATGCATTAGGTGTGTCGTTTGACCAAAATGTAGGTCATGATTACTTACAGAACTACGAAGAAAGATACGACTTCTATCATCAGAAAGAAGAAAAGATTCCTTTTGATCTGGAGTTCTTTAACAAGATTACAAAAGGCGGTCTTCCTAACAAGACTCTCAATGTTGCTCTTGCAGGGACTGGTGTGGGTAAGTCTCTTTTTATGTGCCATGTCACTAGTAGTTGTTTGCTCCAAGGTAAGAACGTTCTCTATATTACTATGGAGATGGCAGAGGAAAAGATTGCCGAAAGAATAGATGCTAATCTATTGAACGTTCCTATTCAAAAATTACATGACTTACCAAGAGCAATGTACGAGAATAAAATATCTGCATTAAGTAAGAAGACTCAAGGTAAATTAATTATCAAAGAATATCCTACAGCATCTGCACATGTAGGACATTTCAAAGCATTATTAAATGAATTAGAACTGAAGAGAAATATTAAACCTGATATTATATTCATTGATTATCTAAATATATGTGCCTCTCAGAGGTATAAAGGATCTATAGTAAACTCGTATACCTATGTCAAAGCAATCGCAGAAGAACTCCGTGGTCTTGCAGTTGAAACTAATGTACCTATCGTCACCGCTACTCAGACGACTCGTTCTGGCTTTGGGAGTAGTGATGTTGATCTTACTGATACAAGCGAAAGTTTTGGGCTTCCCGCAACTGCTGATCTTATGTTTGCTCTTATTTCTACGGAGGAATTGGAAGAACAGAATCAAATAATGGTCAAGCAATTAAAGAATAGATACTATGATCCTACTTTAAACAAAAGATTTTGTTTAGGTATTGACAGATCTAAGATGAGGTTGTATGATGTTGATGAAGCACAGAAAGATCTCGTTGACGCAGGTGTTGAAGATAAGATCATTAAGAAAATTTCTGGTAAAAAATCCTTCGCTGAATTAAAATATGATTGATTTCCTAAAGTATACAAAGTTTGTTAACGCTGTAACATCTAATGAAAGTAAGTACGGTGGACATTTTAAAGATCGTATAAGAGAATTAGATTCTAAAGACTTCTCTTCACATAGAGCATTAACTGCTGCACTTGGATTGTGTGCAGAGTCAGGAGAATTTACTGAGATAGTAAAGAAGATATTATTTCAAGGTAAACCAGTTACTCAAGAGAATCTAACTCACATGAAACGTGAACTAGGTGATATCATGTGGTATTTTATACAGGCATGTATAGCACTAGATGTATCACCAGAAGAGATTATAGAAATGAATGTAGATAAGTTAAAGAGTAGATATCCTGGTGGAGAGTTTGATGTTCATTACTCAGAAAATAGAAAGAAAGGAGATCTATGAACTGTTGGCACTGTGGAACTGAATTAATCTGGGGAGCAGATTTTGACATGGATGATATAAATGATGGTGATGAGTCTGAGTATGATTTCTGGTCTAGTTTTACATGTCCTAAGTGTCAATCATATGTAGAAGTATTTCATCACA